AGAATGAGTTTCCAAAATTGATGATGCACACCACTTATGGTGACATCGCATTAGAAACTCTGGTCATAATGAATGATATATTGAATTTCTTTCCTATGTGGTCAAAAGAAATATATGATGACCTTATATGGCCTAGTTTTAAAATGAAGTGCGTGAAGTATGCACCATTTATACATTATGATAAGGATAAGTTTAAAGAAATATTGAAAGAAAAGATTAAAGAACATGCGTAAACCACAAATTAGTTGTATTTACTTGGACATGGATGGAGTTATTGCTGACTTCAATAAGAGATATCAAGAACTATATCACATGGTACCAAGAGAAGCAGAAAAGAATAAACAGTTTGATAAATTCTTTGATGAGTTTATTTCTACTGGTCAGTTTGCAACATTAGATTTAATGCCAGGTACTATGGATGGTGTTGATTTTCTCCGTAAGGCCTCGGCACCAACACAGATTTTATCTTCAACATCAAATGAAACAAGATATGATGAAGTTTCTAAACAGAAATTGGTGTGGTTACAAACACACGGCATCACATTTACTCCAAATTTTGTTCCAGGTAAAAGATTGAAGCAAGAATATGCAGCACCTGATAAGATTATTATCGATGATACTGAAAGTGTTATTGACCAATGGAGAGCCAAGGGAGGTATTGGTATACTTCACAAAGATTGGCCTTCCACATTGGCAATATTGTCTATGTACGTTTGACAATGGATAAATACCAATATGGATGATATTTTAGATAATCTTAAAGAGTTCTGTAAAACATATAAGTTTGAACAAAAAGAATTTATACAATCCCCTAGGGATGAAGGTAACCCATTTTATGGTTGCAAACATGATGAAGAAACAAAAAAACATATATCATATATGCAATCAACCAAAATTGGTAATTTAAATCAATTTTATGGTAAAAAACATAAACCCGAAACAATAGAATTAAATAGAAAAAAGAATATTGAAATACTCACCAAATTAAAAGGTAAAAAAGTAAATCAATATGATTTGAATGGTAACCTAATAAACACATATGATGGTATCCGTTCAGCAGCAAGAAGTGTAAACCTAAAATGTTACAATCAAATTTCTCTTTGTTGTAGAGGTATAAAAGAAAATTATTGTGGCTATATTTGGAAATACGCTTGATTTATTTGAGAAGTTGTTATATAATACTACAAGTAAATGATTATGAGAAGTTTGTGGATAATCCGTTATACATTTAAATATACTCCGTTATACGAAAGGCAATAAAATGAGTTTTGCAAATCTAAAAAGACAGTCCGGCAATCTGGACAAACTATCAAAAGCCATTGAGGCACTCAACACATCTTCTGAAGGTAATGAAAAATCCGACAACTTCTGGCGTCCTGAAGTTGATAAAGCCGGCAATGGCATGGCAGTAATTCGATTCTTACCCGCATCCGAAAAAGATGGTGACGATGCGTTACCTTGGGTAAAAGTTTTCTCACATGGATTTCAAGGTGCGGGCGGATGGCTTATCGATAATTGTTTGACCACTAAGAATCAACAATGTCCAGTTTGTGAACACAATTCTACATTATGGAATTCTGGCATTGAAGCTAACAAAGATGTAGTTCGTAAACAAAAACGTAAGTTGAATTATATTGCTAACGTCTATATCATTTCCGATCCAAAACATCCTGAGAATGAAGGTAAAGTGAAGTTGTTCCGTTTTGGTAAAAAGATTTTTGATAAAATCTCTGAAGCAATGAATCCACAGTTTGAAGATGAACAAGCAATCAATCCATTTGATATGTGGAAAGGTGCTAACTTTAAGTTGAAGATTCGTAAAGTAGAAGGTTATCAGAATTACGATAAATCTGAATTTGATTCACCAGCACCATTGTTAAGTGATGATGATGAGTTAGAGAAGATTTGGAAATCTGAGTTCTCTCTATCTGATTTGATTTCTGATAAAGAGTTCAAGTCTTACGATGAGTTGAAGAAACGTCTTGATAAAGTTCTAGGTTTAAATGGTGAAACACCAACACCTAAGACTACTGTTGAGACAATCAAAGAACAGGCTAAGTCTGCACCTAAACCAGTTGCAGAAGATTCACCTTTCGTTGAACCAGACTTATCAGAAGATGATGACCTGAGTTATTTTGCTAAACTAGCAGAAGAAGATTAAACCTATAACCCCTTGGTTTAGAACCCACCTTAAGGTGGGTTTTTTATTGGTCAAACTAATCTTGTAGAGTATACAATCATTTTTTGGAATGATTCTTCCAAATTTCTTACTGGTGGTATCTTAGCTCTACCTGGATTGTTTGTTGTATTTTTGTTTGCACTTGCAGTTGTATTATTGATTGTTGAAACTGAAGGTGCTGTTGCCTCATCTATTTTTGCATTATTATTTTCTGCTTGTACAGCATTTAATTTTGATGAAGGTGGTGTAGAAGTTTGTGGTTCGGCTCCTGCAGATTGTGCTGGTGTTGCCGTAGGTGCGGCCGCCGGAGTTGCTGCAGCTGGTGCTGATGCCGGGGCAGATTGTTCGGATTTTCTCGATTCAATTTCTTTTTTAAGTTCTGCAACCAAAGGACTCTTAGCGTGTCCATAATCCATCTCTTGTTGAAGTTTAGCTTCAAGTTCTTCTAGAGAGGCTTTTTTCAATCCTTTTTTATCTACTTGTTCGGCCTTTGCTTGTTGTGCTTTATCTGCCTGTTCCTCATCGGATGATTTGTATTGAGCACCGCCAGGTCCAACAACAGCAGCACCGGCAGGTCCTTCTCCTCTTAATGCGGCTTGAGGATCGGCTTTTATTAAACTTGCTATCCAAGCAGTGACACCACCTGCAGCAATCAATCCACCTAATAATGTAATTGTTATAGGATTAATTAAAAAAGCTCCAATGGTACCCAACATTTCTAAACCACCAAAAGCACCTAAGATTGAATTGATTATTCCACCAATACCCATACCAGTATCATCTTCTACTTTTTCGGCAGTATCATCTTTAAGGCCTTTTTGGTCTTTCATTAAATTTTCAATAGCGAGCATTAAAGCTTTATGTCTTTTTTCTGCTTCTATCTTGGCTTCTTCTTTGAAGTTTTCTATTTTTTCACGATGTAACTTATCTTCTTCAAAATTTTTGTTCATGAAAGTATAAATCTTCATGAGCATGTCAATCAGTTCATTACCTTGTTTTAAAGGTTTAATTTTAGATGCGGTATCTTTACCATCTTTTTTAACTTTGGCTTTACCATCAAAATTTATTTTTTCTTTAGATGCTGATCCGCCTTTGGTAACAGCTTTAATAAAACCGAGAGTAAACTTACCCGTCAGTTCTAAAACTGTATTGACTGTTTTTTCTCCTACACTAGGTTTGGCCATTTAATTAACCTTTTTTCTTCATCTGTGGATTTCTATCATCATAGTCTGCATCATTTGATGTGGCTGATGTTTGTGTATTAGTTTGATTGATACCAACATTATTTACTATTTGTTGTTTTTTGGCATTGGCTGCCGCATCTTTCATATCTTTATTTTGTTTAGACGATTGGTCTATTTGATTACCTGTGCTTATATTATCAGACTGCACGGCTTTTGGTAAATTTTCTGAAAATTGTTTGGCATACTCTGCTCTTTTTGCCGATTCTTCTTGGCCGCCAGCAAAACCAACTGCTTTGTTAACTTCTACCATGTTTTCTAATTGTTCTGGTTTTTTCTTTTTATAATTCAAAAAGAACCAGGCAACCGCTTTAGCAGCTACTTTAGGATCATTTAATAAATCTGGATTACTAACAACATCAACGCCTGTATATTTTGCAATGGCTTTGTATTGATTTTTACCTGTGTGTTGTAAGTAACCTCGGCCTCGGTATTTCCAACCATCTCCTGGTTCTGAATTGCCATCAGTAGTAGCATAAACATGATTAGCCAAGGCTTCTGGATTACCAACAAATTGTTGAGCAAACTGTTCAGAAGGTATTCTAGGAGGTTTAAACACCTCAAAAATACGTTTTGCACTCTTGTAATTTAAATTTTCACTTTTAGGTGTAAAATTAGATTCTGCTTTTACTTGTGCTAGAATGTTCGCCTGACCTTTTTCAGTAACACCGGCTTCAGCTAATGATGATGCCAATAAACCTGCAGCACCAGCAACGGCAACAGGAATAGCAGGAGTAACTTTGGCTGCAGTAGGCGGTTTACCAGCAGGAGCTTTTGGTGCAGTAGGTTCTGCCTTAGGTGGTACTTCTTTTGGTTTTACTGCTTCGGCTTTAGGTTTAACTTCTTTAGGTGCAGGTTTCTCTGCGGTAGGCTTTGCCTGTTTAGTAACTTCTTTAGGTGGTGTAAGTTTTTCTTTTGGTGCTTCTTTAGTAGGCTTCTTTTTTTTCTTTGGTTTTCTACGAACAGTTAGTGCTTTAACGAGTTCATCATTTCTGTCATTCTCGCCTTTTATATTATCTTTATGTTCTTTTTCCAAATCAGCTCTATGGCTCAGTTCTTCTTCACGAGCTCGTTGCATAGTCATATAGATTAAACCAAGAACTTTTGTAGAAGAATCAATGGCGGCATAATCAATAGGCTCGGTTGCTTGATGACCTTTAGGTACTTTTTGTCCGCCAAGTAAAGCTTTAACGACTTCTTTACCTACATCAGCAGTTTTTTTAGCAATTTTTGCGAGAGCGCCTAACATTTACTATTTTCTTTGTCGTTCTTTAATCTTTTGATTTTCTTCTTCAATGTATTGTATCAGCATGGAGACGTAAATATCCCTCTCCCAAGGTAACATACTCTCAAGTTCAAACAAACTATACTTATGGTGTTGCATCAATGAAAAGTTTGTTTTGTAATAATTGCTCAGATTGTCATGACGAAAAATTAACCGAAAAAACTTTCAAGTCCTTCGGCTTCAATAGTATGATGATACCCACATTTACTACAATCCATCTCTAATACTTCTTTTAACTTTGGTAAATTATTAAAAAATTCTTCTATTTTACCAAACTGTGCTTGGTTCATTCCTTCAACAAAAGACAACATTTCACCAGGTTGTGCTTCGCTAGCATAATAAAATTGTTCACCATCATAAATGTATTCAATAGATTGTGCCACCATATTAAATGTAACTTCATTAACAGTTTCATAATTTAAAGAATCTTGTACAATACTAAATTCAGGATACTTTAATTTAATACTAATTTTGTCATCCAATTGAATTTCAGGTGATACAGGATTTTCTTGTGTAACTTTGATATCAGTTAAGTTAATGTCTTTTTCCATGATATTACCACAAACTTTACCATCAACCTCATTATTACACTTGTATCTTGATTCAACAACTTCACCAACAGATTTGGCACGAAGATTGATGAAATAATATTCTACATCAATAATAGGCAGTTTACGAACATCAACATTTTCTGTTAAAGTACAGTTATGTAGAATATCTTCAACCGCCAAATTGATGGCTTTTGCTTCAGATGCTTCCATGGCCATCAATAGATTGCGTTGTTCTTTTACTAAGAATGGCCGATATTTAATCTTTTTCTGTGAAACTGGCAATTCAATTTCATATGTTGGTACATCAAGTTTAGGTAATGCCATAATTAACTCCTATAATAAAAAATCATTAAAAACCAGGCGCCCCACCAAAAATACTTGATACTGCTGAGGTGATAACCTGTTGTGCCAATTCTTGGCCAAGGTTCTGCAACGAATTGTTTTGCCAACGAGTATAGGCAAAAGTTACTACTAATTTATGATTACCATCTGAACCCCAATCTAAATCTAATTGGTTCATGGAAACAGGATAAGCGTCAAACAGGTCTACTGTGTAAGACAATTGATTTGTTACATCATATTGATTAATGGTAATAACTGTAGCATAATTACTTTTATATTGATAATTAAGGATTATTTTCTAAAATTACAGATAAATCCTAATTATTTTTAAGTTTAAACATTTAAAACAAGCAATTTAATATAAAGTTAGA